TCAAGATCATTCGGATTAACATAAAGTATCCTTCCTTCAATGTTCTTGATAAAATTCTCTAATCTATTAAGAGGCATCTTCTTATATCGGCCAAAATATTTCTATGTTTCTATTTAGTCCTCTAAAAAGTGAGTTATTTCTTACACCTCTCTTGTTGATAGATCAGCATACTGAATTTGATCTTCATCCAACCTATCAGTACATACTTTTAGGACTCTCATGAACTGATCTGCATCCTCACAAGTTACTTCTCTTTCCTGTCCTTCTTCACTTAATAATAAGAATTTGCGAGAACATAAGTCAATTACAATTCCCAATACTGTATCATCATCCATTAGGACACACTCATACTTTTTGGTATTATATCACATTTCTTTGCATCTGTCTATTATTACTAGTTTCTAGCAATGCAGTATATAATTTAAAATCAATAATATAAAAATAATTTTCTTTCATCCCCATGTTGACCATTTTTGTAATTCTATGTATACCATCTATCATCCGATATTTGCAATCATAAGGATTTTGATACTTTGTAATAATACCAGAAAATTTAATATCACATTCATCATATCTTCTTTTTGATATCAATCTAGGATCCATATTTTTTCCTTTCCATGCTATATCTTTAAAACTAACCAATTTAAGTTTATCTTCAGTAAGATATTCTTTAAGGTTTTTCAAATTTAAAATATAACTATTTGAATTTATTCTCCAATCACCAAAATGATCGAATTCACATCTGTGTATACCTTTTAACACATTCATTTATAAAAGTTGAGTAATATCAAACTTTACAGTAGTGGATATATCTATTTTATAGGTTTTTCCAATTCCAACAGAATTTGACGCACGAGCGATATATGCACCAGGATAAAGTTCTACATCATCAAACGGAAATTTCCATAATTTTCCTTGAGTTCCAACACCAATCCAACTGGTGCTAATTCCTGTATTTCTAGTAAAAACATCAACGACCTTATAATCATATGCAGAAATTACCATATATCTACTAGTATTCATTATTCTCTCGTATTAAAGAACACATTCTATCCAATAGGTTTTGATTATTTTTCTTTGCTTGTTCAGTGAGCATTTTATATTCTAAAGTAGGTAGAACTATATTTGTGTTTAACCTAAAACCAAAACTAATTCTATCACAATCACTACCAACACAATGCCAGAAATAAGGTTCTGAAGATGGTATATTAAACCTTCTTACAGTTATTCCTTTATCATCATAGTCAGTAATAATTTTATCATTTTCATAATCATAATATCTAAAAAATGATTTTTTATTCTCACTTGCATATGTTATGTATATTCTCTCACAAGCTGCAGCAAAATTAGTATGCCAACCCATCCATCCAGTTTTAGGATATAAAAGATGATTACTATGTGTTATTTGATTATGAGGAGCATATTTTTTAATCATTTTCCTCATTTTAGAATCCTGTCTTTCCATTCGCATAGCTCCTCCAAACCTATGACTATTCGACCTTTCAGGAGTATCTGGAACAACATCAAGTTCAATGTATTTTTTTAAAGCATCTTCTGAAATTTTACTTTTCCAATCAGGATCCTCTCTTAATCCATCATCGTTATAACAAGTTTGTTTTATAGTTTCATATAAAGGATTAATTATATTAAAAAGTTTTTGATTATCTTCATCGGAAAATATATTTCTTTCAAAAGAATGATTATTCACAGTATTCATATTAATCAGTTGTTTTTAAGTAGTCTTTAATCCAAATTGTATTATTATTCCAACTCCAGCATTACCAGAACCACCACGGTTTTGAGCTTGTGCTCCTTGACCAGAATCTGACTGATAGCTACTAGCGGCACCCTTTCCACCAGCACCAACAGAACCAAAGGTTACTGCTCGGACTTTGTTAGTAAGACCTTCATTACCCGCAATGCCATTACATACAGCACCAGCACCAGAAGCAACTCCAGCAGAACCACCAGCACCAAATGTAGCCCTTCTACTTGCCAATCCTCCACCTGGAGCACCTGCACCACCACCACCTGCACTAATTGTAGTTCCTCCTATATTAATTGAACTAGCTAAACCAGCGTTAGTATATGGCACCCAATCACCACCTCCGTCTCCAATACTACCATCATCATCATCCCAATTATTTTGTCCACCAGTACCACCAGCACCAACAGTTATAGAATAAGCTGTGCTGGTTCCATTAAGATTAGAATATCCACCAAATGCAACGGCACCAGAACCACCTCCTCCACCATATCCCGTCATATAGAAAGTATTACCCTCATCATCCTGATCTTCTGCTCCTATTGCATTACCACCAGCACCACCGCCACCTACACACATAGCAAAAGCAGATGTGCACCAAGAATACATGTTTCCACTAGTGCTTGATCCAGTTATTAAAACAGTGCAATTAATTCCAGTTGGAGCAGATCCTCCACCACCTTTAATACCTTTAACACCTCTATTGCCTTTAACACCTTTAACACCTTTTGCTAATACATCACCTTTGTTACCCTTAGCACCTTTTTGACCCTTAAAGGCTCCCTTATTACCTTTACTACCCTTATTACCTTTTTCATCTACAGTACTAGCACCTCTATTACCTTTTTCACCCCTATTGCCTTTAACACCTTTTGCTAATACATTACCTTTATTACCTTTATTACCTTTAAAAGCACCTTTAGCACCTTTATTACCTTTAACACCTTTTGCTAATACATCACCTTTATTACCTTTTTCACCTCTATTGCCTTTAACACCTTTTGCTAATACATTACCTTTATTACCTTTATTACCTTTAAAAGCACCTTTAGCACCTTTAGCACCTTTAGTACCTTTTGCTGTTACATCACCTTTATTACCTTTTTCACCTCTATTGCCTTTAACACCTTTTGCTAATACACTACCTTTATTACCTTTGATACCTTTTTCACCTCTATTGCCTTTAACACCTTTAACACCTTTTGCTAATACATTACCTTTATTACCTTTTTCACCTTTATTACCTTTTACATCACTTTTAGCACCTTTAATACCTTTATTACCTTTGTTACCCTTATTACCTTTTATAGTACTAGGATTTCCTTTAGAACCTTTATCACCAAAACCTTTGTTACCTTTATTACCCTTAATACCCTTATTACCTTTTTCATCTACAGTACTAGCACCTTTAATACCTTTAGTACCTTTATTACCTTTATTACCTTTTACATCACTTTTAGCACCTTTAATACCTTTAGCACCTTTGATGCCTTTAGCACCTTTGATACCTTTTGCTTCTACATTACCATCAGCACCCTTAACACCTTTATTACCTTTAATACCTTTATTACCTTTAAAAGCACCCTTAATACCTTTAGCACCTTTAGCACCTTTAGCACCTTTAGCACCTTTGATGCCTTCAGCACCTTTGATACCTTTAGCACCTTTGATGCCTTTAGCACCTTTGATACCTTTTGCTTCTACATCACCTTTGATACCTTTATTGCCTTTATTGCCTTTAATACCTTTATTTCCTTTATTACCCTTTTCACCTTTGATACCTTTTTCTAATACATTACCTTTGATACCCTTAGCACCTTTATTACCTTTATTACCTTTAAGACCCTTATTACCTTTAATGCCCTTAATACCCTTAGCACCTTTTGCTTCTACATCACCTTTGATACCCTTTTGTCCCTTAATACCCTTATTGCCTTTATTACCCTTTTCACCTTTGATACCCTTATTGCCTTTATTACCCTTTTCACCTTTGATACCCTTATTGCCTTTATTTCCAGCAACATCTACCCATGCACCTCCTTGTCTTATTTTAATCGGCATAATTACTAATTATTTCCTCATTATTATAACATATTTATGATGAAGTATCATACCATATATCACCATCACAAACAGTATAACTTCCACCTGCTGGAGAGGTTGGATCATTAGGTGAAACAAATCTTCTTCCATATGCGTTACTACTAGATCCAACACTAACAGTTGTTACACCGACTGAAGTTGGAGTAACTGTAATAGGATTAAATGAAGAGTCATCAACACCACAGTAATTATCTTGTTTAACATCTACTTCAGTAACAGAACCAACTGCTGCATCTACCCAATCAAGTCCAGTTCCTGTTGATGATAATACTTGACCTAGTGTTCCTAATTCACCATCTTTATCTTGAAGACCACCTGTAATTTTTACACCATCGTTAGTGCTTTCAAATTTTAAATTATTATCATAATAAATCTCAACTTTACCATCAGGAATACAAGATACACTACCTTCTCCAGCTTTTGCTTGCAAAAATAATCCATCTTCACCACCTTGAATAATAAATTGCCCCTTTGTATATGATCCATCAATATAAGAAGTATTTACAGTTGATGAAGATGCTTCATTCCAGATTCTAAGTCCTTCACTAGCAACGCTATCAGAACCAAATGTTAATTTAACACCATCAAGAAATCTAAGGTAAGATTTTGTACTACTATTCTTATCCCAATATAATTCCTTAGTTCCATCTTTACCATGAAACTCAACATCATCCTTAAATGTTGCAATACCAGTTACAACTAAACTCTCAAGAGTAAGATTTGCTATACCATCAAAGTTATCAGCATAAATTGTACTCCATCTAAGAGCACTAGATCCTAAATCATACGTACTATCAGTATTTGGTAAAACTGTAGAGTTTACTTTTCCATTAAAAATAATATTATCTGTAAGAGCATCACCTAAATTTACATTTCCCTTTAAATTGGAAACACCATCAACTGTTAAACTACTAGTTAATACTGCAGTTTCAGCATCCAACTGACCAAAGATAGTTGCTCCAATCGCAGAAGTAGAAAATTTCTTTAAATTATCATTATATAAATCTACACTTTTACCGTCATTAAAAACTGCATAATCCTTGGTGCCTCCAGTATTTTGAAGATATAAACTATTGCTAGATCTAATGTATAAATCTCCACTTGAACCAGTTTCCTCTATAAAACTATTTCCATTATATCCATCATAATATATCGTAAGTTCATTAGAAGTTCCAAGATTTAATTTAGTTCCACTAACAAGATTAAAAGAATTTGCTGACTCATCCCAATATGCAGATTTAGCAGCACCCACATAATCACTGAAAAATTCTACATCTCCTTTAAAAGTGGAGACACCAGGATTAACAATTAATCTTTGGAAATTTCCTTCTTCAATAAGAAATTCACCTTTAACAAATAAATCATTTCCAACATACAAATCACCACCAGTGGTTGTTATTCCACCAGCAGATGCTAAGGTAGTAAAACCAACAACCTTTAACTTTGCTCCAATATTTACATTTTTCTCAACACCAAGACCACCATCTACAGTTAAAGCACCAGAATCTTTAGTTGTTGAATCGGTAGTTACATTAACAAAAATTCCAGCATTTGATTGAATAGATCCACTAGCAGCATTTAAAGTTAAAGCACCTGAATTTGTGGTTATGGTATTTGTATCTACCTTAACATTACCTAAAGTTGAAATACCAGTTGCTTTAATATCTTTTGCTTCAGTCTGCCCAGAAATAACTACGTTAGTTAAATTTAAGGTATCTGAAGTGGCATTATAAAAGAAATCAGCATCATCAACTAATTCACCAGATGGTCCTGAAAATACAACTCTAGTGTTAGTTAAATCTTCTACTCGTGCAGTATTTGCAATAATACCACCATCTGCTTGTATCTGTCCTGTAAATGTAGATACGCCAGTAATATATGGTTCATCTATGAATACTCCACCTCTGAGTGAAGATACACCTACTACATCTAAAAGAACAGTTGGTTGGGTGCTTCCAATACCAACACGAGATGTGTCTGAACGGTAAACAAAATTAGGTGCTCCATCTACAAGTCCAGCTGTGTTATGATACTGAACATCATAAATTGTTCCACCAGCACCAGTTTTAACTGAATTATTACTATTCCATTCTAATCCAGTTGCACCTTTAGTTAAAATGTTACCTTGAGCACCAGGATCATTATTAAAATCATAAATTGTTCCTCTTATTCTAGCGTCACCATTAAGATCTAATTCTTGAGTTGGTATTGTAATTCCTATGCCAATCGACCCTATACCAGACGTTACTGTTAAAAACGTTCCACCAACTCCTACTTTTAATCCAGTATCACCAACTTCTAGTCCTTTTCCTACAGTTAGAATACCAACCGTACCATTAAATATTAAATTTGATGAGGTCGCAAAATCACCAGAATCTTTATATAAAACACTTCCATTATTACCTGGTGGACTAACTGTTATGGTGGAAATGGTTCCTAGTAGTACAGCACTTGCTTCTATAGCGTTACCGACAAAATTAAGTTGAGTTATACTACTTACAGATCCTACTAGTGATCCTTCATCAAATACGCTAATAGCACCTGGTATCAAACCACCACCAACAGGAACCCAATATCTTTCTCCTGGATTAGAGAGAACAGATACCATTTGATATTGTTGTCCTGAAGGAATACCGGGTGTTCCTGAGGCAGTTGGTGGATCTCCAATATTAGGTTCTGCTTGTTCTAAACCAAGATATTGATATCTATCGTCAGTTAATCTACTTTGCGGAGTCCTTTTTACTCTCCCACTAAGATACTTAGGCATTATTATTTTCTAGAATACTAGCGAGAAATTCCATCTGGAGTGGAGCAACTAATCCACCAGAAGTAGAAACACCAACATTCACATTAATTGTATTTGTAGTTGCCTCTATAATTGGTAAACTAGTGTTATATGCAGGATCACCCACTCTTGGATATCCATGTTCAGAGTTATCACCATCTTGACTACATGTGAATATAATTGATTCTGTATCAATTGTAATTGTCTCATTCGCTGATTGTATTGCATTTGCAGCAATTCCTCCAGAACCATCATCACCAACCCAAGTGTGTGTATAATCACCACCACTAATGACTGCGTTAGATGAAGCTGATGTAAATGTATAAATTCCACTTGCTCCTGCAGATCCAACATTCAAAGTAATTTGTGTTGTAGTATTGGATGTAATACCAATCGCAGTATTATACGCTCCAGTATTACTAGGTTGTGGATAAGTTACAGATCCACCACCCGTTTGGAATGTAAGACTACCATTGGCTAACTTAACACTTGTTCCTGTTGTTAAATCATTTGCACCGATTGTACATGTCAGAATACCAGCACTTGTATCAAAAACTGCTGCTGAAACATTGTAGTTTACAATAGGACTTTCTCCCACATCAACTTCAAATGTGTTTGTGGTTACATTACTTATGGATTTAAAAACACCACTTACAGGGTCTGTTGTTCTTGGATAAGTTTTAGTCGCAGTGTTGCTATCCATTGCACATTTAAATGATAATTGATTATCAAGAAATTTAACAACTGAATTGGAATTAAATCCATGTGCATTAGACGTGACCGTCATGATTCCAGATCTAGCATCATATATCGCACTGTTTACATTTTTTGTAGTAGCACCACTCAACATTCCATGATTAGGTATAGTTAAACTTAAAACACCAGTTTTTGGTAAGTAACTACCCGCAGTAGCAGTGAATTTTGCTCCTGTAGACACACGAGTAATAGAACCAACACCTGCTCTTACAAAAGTATGAATTGCAGGATTATAAAAATGAGTAATACCATTCGCAGTTCCTACAGTTGTAACAAATTTTTTAGTGTCTATAACTTTTATAACACTATAGGATGCTTGTGGATCTGGAAATATCGTTGTCGTAATACCTGAATTATTATTCGCACAGGTAAATGCTATTCCACCTAATGTAATTTGATCACCCTTTGAAAATCCATGATCACCTATTGTTGTTACTGTAGCAACTCCTAATGGTTCATGATATGTTACATCAGTAATTGTGCTAACACCAGATTGAACTCCAGATATGAATATACGATCTAATGTTGTTGGTGTTTTCTCTAATACCATTCTACCATCAATTAAAACAACACCATCATTAGGTGGAATTTCTACATCTTTTAAAACTCTTATATCTCTTCTTAATCCAGTGCTTCTAGATTCTCTTCTTTGTAAAAATGTAACTGTTGGAAAAGTTCCTATACCAACATTAGCAACTTGAGCATACAATACCAACGCAGAAGTTCCTGTTGGAACCTCATATAATTTCTGCAATCCCGGTGCTACAGGAACTGCAATTGATATAAATTTATTTACTGGTGCTATTGCCATATTATCTCAACGCTAGTATTAATGGTGTTAATTGTGCTTGAATTGCTCGGTTGAAGTCTCTTCCTCGAATGGTTGAAGTTGTTTGATCAACAACTAAACCTTGTCCAATCCTAAAGTTACCTTTTTGATCAGTGCTTGTGAACGGGCATTGTCCACCATTTATAGCAATGACTTCATTTTCTGGTATAGGAACTCCACCTTGGAAGGGGTTAGCTGTATTTATATCTGTACCTGCACCTATGTATTCAAATGAATGGGAACTGGTAATAATACGACTAATTCTTACTAGTTCTATATCAACTCCTGCATTCACAAAATAAGGAACAAATTCATTGAAAGTTATTGTGGTCAGTCCAACATCAGTTGGTTCTGTTGCAACACTCACAGTGAATAATATTGGATCAGTGTCTGCTTCAAGCACAGCGTTTCCTGTTCCTGTTATACTAACAGTAAATGATTGATCTGGTAAGAAATTTCTACCACTTGAAATAACATCAACAGATGTGATTGTTCCAGCAGCACTCACATTTGCAGAAAATTCTGCAGCAATCGCCTCTGGTCCTAATGGATTTGGAACAGTTACTATGGGTGGAGCACCAGCAATATAATCACCAGGAAGTCCTCCATCTACAACCTTAATAGATCGAATTAACTTCATTGGTTCAGTTAAAACTCCTGTTGCTGGAGTATCGTTATAATCACCAAGATTAAGTTTAAAAAATAAACCCTGACCATCAAAAGGTTTTCTAAATCTACCTAAACTATCCCTAAGATTAGTTATTGGGAATTCATCACTTTCTGCATCAACATTTAAGAAGGTCAAACCTGTAAATTCTGTAGCACCAACTCCATCTGCTTTCAATCCAACGTTACCAAATGATGAGTTGGAGTTTGTTAAATCGCATTGTCCACCTGTTACACATGATATACCAATATCAGATGCGATAGTAAAGATAGAAACTAACTGAGCATATGCATTATTTGATAAAGAAACACCAATTCCATTTTCATTATATTGCGTAAATGAATCACAAACCATAGATTTTAAATCTTGCCCTAGATTATTAGTTCCTGTAAAATCTGCATTTGCAAAATCACCATTGATTTTCATACCAATACTCTTAGTCATAAAGTTAGTACAGTTTCTAATATAGGGAGATCTCCATCTACCAGTAGCACCTTCATCAGCAGGACCAAACTCAGTATATCCAGTCACTGCTTGGAAGTCAGTTCCTGCACTAACAGCACTAGATGTTGGTGGGAAAGCAACAGCACCTGCATCAGTATGAGCAATTGAAACACCCCCCTGACCATCAGTTGGAGGACCTGAGAAGTTGAGATTTTGTATTAAACAACCTCTACGAACATGGAATACATCCTTAATTCTATTCTGAGGTATAACAGTTACAAGTCTCAAATCCTCACCTGTTACAGTGACATCAGTTCTTAATCCTATAGGATTATTCTCAGTATAAGTTCCAGAGCGAATAATAATAGTATCTCCCTCTCTTGCTACTGCTGCTGCAGCACCAATTGTTCTCTTTGCATCTCCTTCTAATAATCCAGTATTACTATCATCACCATCTACAGTAACCCAAACTGCATTCTCTGTTTCAACACCAGATGGTCTCCATGACACACCAGCACCTACAGCAGAAAGTCTATAATCATTCTTTAAACGACTAACATCATAACCAGCACTATTTAATTTATCAAGTATAGAATTTTCTAATTCTAAAGTTCCTATTAATTTTGTATTTCCACCTACATTTAAATTCTCTTCAATACCAACACCACCTTCAACTATAAGAGCACCAGTATCTTTATTTGTTGATGTTGTGCTAGATTCTACTTTAGTATCACCACCAACAAAAAGTTTTTCACCAATACCTACACCACCAACAACTTGTAAAGCACCACTTGATGAATTAGTTGCACCAGTTGATGATTCTACTTTAGTATCACCACCAACAAATAATTTTTTAACAATACCTGCTCCACCATCTATTGTTACTGCACCACCAGAACCAGAACTACTCGCATCTGTAGCATTATTAAAATTAGAAACACCAGTAACATCTAGTGTGCCTTTCAATAAGGTATTTACATCAACTGTTAAATCAGCATGAAGATCTGTATCCCCATCTACATCAAGAATATTATTAAGTGTTGTAGCACCATCTACATCTAGTGTATTATTAAGTGTTGTAGCACCATCTACATCTAATGTAGCGTTTAAAGTTGTATCACCATCTACATCTAGTGTGTTATTAAGTGTTGTGGCACCATCAACATCTAAAGTAACATCAATTTTTACATTACCATCTACATTTAAATCGGAGTCAAAATCAACATTTCCAGTAACATGAAGTTCTCCAGTTACATCTAATTCTTTAGTTGGATTATCATTCTTAATACCAACTTTCGTCCTCCTATAGATTGGACTATTAGCATCACCAGCAGTGGTATATCCCCATAAATCTTTAGTTTGTATTCTTGCAATTTCTGTAGGATTATCTGGATCTGGTATGGGAAGCACTGTATCAGTCCCAATTCCATCACTATTAATTTGAGTAAAATTTAATACAGTAAACGATTGTGCTGCACCAACTATAGGAATATAAACACCTTCATCCTGAACAAAAATACCTTCTGAAAAAGCAGGTTCAAAAGTAACCCATCGAATACCATTAAGATCCCTATTTAAAAATGCTCCATTATCACCATGAGAACCAGCAGAGTCATATATATTTCTTCTAATTGATATAGTTTCAACGTCAGCAGATAATGTTCCTTGACCTGCATTATTAAAAGAGGTGATACCAAAACCAGGATTCGTAGTTCCTAATCCAACTGTGCCTACTCCTGTAACTACAATAGGACTAAAATCTAAATTATTTGTATCACCAATCTGTAAATATTGTATTGGTTGTGTAGTTCCAATACCAACCCTATTTCCAGGTGCATAATCACCAGTGGATGTTGATATTGCAGTAAAAACTGTTCCAGCAGCACCAACATTTAATCTTTGAGTAACATCAAGATATTCAATTTCAAACCTACCACCTACAAAAAGATCACCATCAATGAATACATCATCCAAGAAAGTAGCAACACCTACATGTGTAGATAAACCACCAACAAATAAATTATTCTTTATATGAACGTTATCAAAAGTAGGACTGTCGCCAGTAAAATCATAATTAAATTTCCCATAGACATACACGTCCTCAAATATTGAGTCTCCATCATTAACGTTATTACTGCCGTATGGTTGTGTCATTGATACTTTTTAGAATAATCGTTTGTACATTTTTGCAGCAGCTTTTGCTATTGCGTATTGGGGAACAAAACTTTCTGCAAATGCTGCAAAAAGACTACTAGTTTTAAGAATATCTCCCACATTACCACCTTTAGTTGTAACATCAACTAAATCAGCAGTCAAAACAATTTCCTTTGTTCCACCTGGTTCTGGATTACCAATTTGGATTTTATTAGCTGCTTTAATTTGAATTTCATCATCTGCTTCTAAAATTATATTTCTTCCTTTTAATTTAATATCTCCCCTATCAGTATTAACACTATAACTTCCATGATGAACTATTGTTTTATATGCGATTTGATTATCTTTACAATTTACACCAGCTTCCACTTGAAATTCTTTTTCTGTGTAATAACGTGCAAGTGATTTTCCTTCATGAAAAGATATGTTATTTTTTACACCATCTTTATTAACGCACCCAATAAAATATGCTGTTTTACCTGCAGCACCTACTCTATTAGTCCCACTTTCAATAAGAAGTGGTCCTATAGTTTTCATTTCACGACTTTCTTGATTAGACATATTAACTAATAACCTCCATATCCCCCACCTCCAGATGGTGGACTACTTGGTGGACTTGGTGCTGGTGCTGGTGCTGGACTTGGTGCTGGTGCTGGTGCTGGACTTGGTGCTGGTGCTGGTGCTGGACTTGGTGCTGGTGCTGGTGCTGGAGTTGGTAAAATTTGAGATTGAGTAGTAGATTTTGCTCCTAAACTCTCAGCAGCAGTATCATAGATTATTTCATGTGGAGCATTTACATGAACTGCACCAACCATTTTTACTCCTTTCTTAGGATGAAAATGAAATGGTCCAGTGTATGGTTGCCCATTTACATATCCAACTATACCAGTATCAGGACCAACACAATCAATAGATTCAATAATTTCTTGATTTTGATTTGATGGGTTTGGAGTGGAAGACATAATTGGTCGAAGAACAGCACCTAAACCAGGATTGTTTATGATTATATCAGGTAAAGTTGTATATGGTTTCTGACATGTAATTTCTATACTTGTAATTTGACCATCTACAGTGTTAAGATTTAAACATTCATCATCAATTGTAGCATTTTCATATCCAATACCAGGATTTTCAATGATAATATCATTAATATATATTTCATTACTGACATCAGCAGGTAAATCAACAGGATAATTTTCACCTTCACTTAAAATTGTAACAGCAGTTATCTGTCCATAAGTTGGTGAATTTACATTTTTATCAATAATAACTTCACCAAAAGCACCATATCCCTGATCACAACTATCAGTAATATCAATAAGTGGTGCTTCAGTATATCCCTCACCAGGATCGGTTATTTCAATACCAACTACACTTGCGGTTCTTCTAATATCACCATAGATATCATCAGGATCAAGTCTGTCTATGAAATTACCAAGAAGAATTTTTCCTGCACCGCCTATTCCATCACCACCAAAGAATGAAACTTTAGGAGCACCGCACTTAAATACGTTTCCAGTATAACAATCAGTTCCAATATTACTTTCTGTTGCTTCACTAACTTTAGATCCAAAAATTGTCCACTGTCCATATTCCTTTTCAAAATCAGACACTGCATTTTCAACCGATGTTCCAATACCAGAAACAAAATTATCTGCCCTATCAACCTGTTTATCAAAAAATTTAGTAGCACCATTCGCAGCATCTAATGCCGTATCAAAAATAGTTTGCTGTTCTTTTTCATCCTTTGGTTTTGCGTCTGAAAGATCAATACCAAATAGATAAGTTCCTTTACTATCAGTTGAAGTTTTTGGTTTACATGAAAGAAAATCACCAATTTTTTTACCTAAATTAATACCCTTACTAAGAATATCTTTAACCTTGAACAGTGGTCCTAAAACCTTACTAATTCCACCAGTAAGTGGTGTTATAAAAGAATCAATTGCTGAATTAATTTTAGCGGTTACAGCACCAAGAAATTGATTGATAGCACAAGCAGGAGCATTCAATACATTTTTCACCATTCCAGTTAACATATCCTCAATAGCACCTTGTAGTGAATCTGCTACTTTTTTTCCTAAACAATTTATACCTTTGAACACTAGAGAAACAGGTCCAAGTAAAGCAGACTGTGCGTTAAGAACTCTTGGTATTGCCCTTTTAAATATTTTAAATGCACTGAATATTTGTGAGGCAATATTATTCAATCCACTCTTTATACCAGTAATTAATGCCTCTGAAATTGCATCACCTATTTTTCCAACATATCCTTTTGCAGCGTTTGTAATTATTCCTGCTACACCCTTTATTTCACCAGGAAGATCAAGAAGAAAATTATCTGCTTTGGTTACTAAATTAATTAAATTTGTTACAGCATTTTCTGTTTTAACAGCAAAACTTTTTAACTCTTTAGATGCTGCTAATATTTTTAACCCCGTTGTTTTAGAGGCAGCTTCTACATCTGCAGCAGTTGCTTTTTCATATATTTGTTCGTTTCTAGATTGAAATGCTTTATAACCTATAGAAGAGAAACTATTTATTTCCTCGCTAGAATAGGGATTTACATCTCCAAGTAAATCTGGGTAGCGAGTTCTTAAATCTTTAATTACACCCTGCCATTTTGGATCCTTAGGATTATCCTTAAAAAGTTGCGTCCATGAAGTTATTTGTTGAGCAGTAGGATTTTCTGTCGGTGGAGCGAATACCTTTGCGATTTCTTCAGTTTCATTAACTACGGTCATTTTATAAATTTATTCTCCTGTATCTATATTTAGCATGTTTTTTTAACTTTCATCAGTTAAAGTATCAAACACTTGTCCTGCAACAGGATTAACAGCACTTATTGCTACACTGGTCAATGATTTTCCAGCAGCCAATTTACCAAAAGCACCAACAACAGGGAATTTATCCAATCCTCCTGCTAATTTTGCTAATCCTCCAAGAGGTGATTTTCTACCTTTACCAGTTCCTTTATTTGCCTGTGGTTTTAATGTGGGAGTGTTAGGCAACTTTGTTTGGGAAAATTCCTGTTTCTCCATTAAACCTGGTGGTGCTTCTGGGGTAAATGCTTCGATTACAGAAAACTTACCAGTTCCTTTTTTAGTAGATGATGGTCTTATGAAAGAATGAAGTATCGCAGGACTTGTTCTATCAGGTCCCAAAAATACACCGATAACTAAATCTCCCTGAGATAATTTAACACTCTCCATTCTACCACCACCACCTGTTCCTGCAGTTGGAGGAACTAAAACTTGTGCGGTATAAACATTTTTATCTTCAACATTATCAGACTCTGAGTAATCACCAAGAAGGCGAACTTTATATCTATATCCCCAACTATCACCAGATACTAATGATCGTTGCTGTTCAAACGGTATTATTCTACCGATCCAAAATTGCATTCCATCTCCAAAAAAATAGTTTTTATTTTTTTCTTTTTCCATAGTTATTTTCCAGTATATAATCCGTAAGTATCACGAGCAAGAGTCATAGAAGTAAATGATCTTTTAGTGTCAAAATGATGGCAGAGATGTAGAATTAAATAATTACCACTAGTTTGCTCATCTAATCCACCTAATGATTTATTATCACCTTGTCTTTCAAATTCAACTTTAAGTACATTCCCTGCTCTTAATTTTAAATTACAAGGAACCTGTATCTCCATCAACTGTGAGTGTAAAAGATTATATCTCATAGGAGATTTCGCCTGCCATTCTCGTGGATCGTTATTGGGATTAATATCATTAATATCACCCAAACTGCCCAGATCTAAAACATGAGTGTTTGTTGTAGTATATCCTTTTACTTCATCAGTATATGTAACTTTTTTACCCAATGTTTTACTAGGTGAATCTGTTTTAATAGTATAAACTTTTTCATCTGTAACTAAATCATAAGGATTGAAAAATATATTACGAGAACTAGTCCATTTTTTTCTCTCTTTTACATTTTGATCTTTTATAAAATTAGGATCTCTAACAATTCTAAAATCATTTTCATCATTATCTAAATTTGATTTTAAACCACCACTATAAGTGTATGTTTCCACTGGATCTTCTGCAATCAAATTATCTATTGCCTTAAAATTAAAACCATCTTGCGTTTCATAAAAGAAATAACCAGGATCACCATTCTCAGGAATAGACCTTCTACATAAATCTGTTATCAAATCCAATCCACCTCTTGACCTAGAAATAAAATTATAATTATTACGTGTTGGATCAATATCAACTTTAGTTATATTTAAATCGTTTAATATACTCTTGACAGTATCACTTATCTTACCAGTATATGTTTTACAAGGATCTTTAATTTCTAAATTTTGAAGAGTTGGTTTAGAAACAAGAGAAAGAAATATTGCCTCCCTATTTGATTCTTGAGTTGTGCTAGGAACAGCATCAACTTTAAATGGATTTCTTGTAAAATCTAAAACACCTGATTTAGATTCAATTCTTACCTCTACATTTTCTCCACCTGTAATAGGAAGAGAAGATTTAATACTACCCAATCTACCCTGAGTATCTTGATCTTTATCTGCTTCAATAGATCCACCAGCGTCAACAAAAATTAAATTAGCAGTTACCTCTGGAGAATATACACTCTCAAAATAATTAAACGTAGCAGTTTTACCTGCTATATTAGCAGTCTTACCGTCTTTATTAATAACCATCCTTGTGTATAAAGATGCTCTTGATGCACTACCTACTGACATTTATTACGCCTCATATATTATATTTTGTCTTAACAAATATGCAATGTTTCCACTAGAACCACTACTATTTAATAAACCATTGAGATTGGCATCTTTTTTTATTGGTTCTACCTTAGAAAAATCCCTTTCTTTTATTCTAGGGAATGTTTTACCAGTTCTATCCTCCTCCTTTTTAATCTGATCATCCCAGAATTTTTTAGCACTTATTGTTATTTCTTTATTGGAATTATCTGGATCTGGATAAGAATATGTGGTGCTTGGATCCTTTAATTTTTCAAATTCTTCACCCAATTTTTTAGATTGATTGAAAAACTTGTCTGTCATTTTCTTCAACTCATTAGTATCAAGTTTATCTAAACCTTTCTCAACATCATCCATTTTACCTTTATTATTACCAAACCAAGAATCTACTTTTTTCTTTAAATTCTCAGCACCTTCTGTTATTTTATCAAGATTTTCAAATACTGCATTTACTCCAACACCCAAACCAAGAAGTTTAAGAACATCAAACATCTTACCCAACCCTAATACACTTCCAGTTTTAGAAGCAACACCAGTTATTCCAGATCCCTCCTTTTTTAATGGAGATTCTAATTTTTTTTCTGCTGCTCCTCTTTTCTGTGAAGAAAATAAATTCCTAGTATCTCTATCGTTTATCTTTTTAAGATTAGCCAATCTTTTAGTTCTCTTCATGAGAACACTTTTAATATTAGTTACTGTTATTTTAAGTTTTTTTACTTGAGATACTGTTGACATAATTTTATCCTATTATCCCATGTATTTCTGGAGTTTTAGTCATATGTTTATTCGCAAGATTCACAGAACTAGCATATGGAACTTGTGTTGTTTCTGGTAATGCAACTTTTTTTGCAGTTTTATTGGAAGGAATTGTTATTGGGGGTAAATCTATCTCAATAAACTTCATTCCTGGTTTTTGAGAAAGTTTTGCAACCAATTCCTTAGGAATTACCGCTTCACCACGTTCAAGTATTGCAGGAACTTCTTGAGTATCACCAGTTACAATTCCTCCATCATGCATCTTCTGTGGTTGCAGCTCTTTACCCTTAGGAGTCTTGTTCCCGAACAAACCCTTACTAAATTCTGACCATCCACCATTAGATGAATTAAAACTTTGTTTTACCCATATTGTCCCATTTTGATCCCTAAACCATTCACCAGCATTAGCATTTTTTGGAGCTCCTGGAATAGGATCACCCACAAAATCTTTCTCTGGATTATTTTTGTAATAATTTGATAATTTACCAGCCAGGTCTTTTGCAATTATTCCACTACTAATAATTGCCATTATTGCTAAAACTTTTGGATTTAGAAAAAATGCTCCAAATTTAAGTAAAGTTCCAAGTCCACCAATAATATTAAGAGCAAGTAATCCTCCACCTACTAATAATATCTTATCAAGATTCTTCATCGACCAATCAAATATCTTTTCTATCTGAGGCCATAATGCATTAATTGCAACACCAGCAGCAAGAAGTTTACCAACTTCTAATATCTTACCTAATCCTAATACACTTCCAGTTTTAGAAGCAAGACCAGTTATTCCAGATCCTATACCTTTTCCTATCTTTTTTACACCCTCTACTGATCTCTCAGCAAGAGATCTTCTAGTTGATCTTACTTGATCTTTTAAATCTTTATTATCTTGTTTTTGCTCTGTAATTCTATTTGCAAAATCTAATGCTAAAGCACCACCAATATCTTGCATTACTGCATTAATTTCTGCTAACTGTCCTGCTATGGCATTAACATTACCTTCCTGTCTTGAAAGATCATCTGCGACACTTACATTAGTTTTAATCTGAGATAATCTACCTACATCAAACATTCTTACAGGTTTAATTCCTGCTGATGGTCTTCTTATAAATGACCCTGCTCCAGCAGAAATTTTTGGTATGGATGCACCACCACCAAAAGGAGACCTTATATTACTTACATTTAATTTAGGTTTATTTGTTTGAAGATTAATTAGTGCCACTTTGTTGCTTTAGATTTTCTTCTTCTATATGTTGTTGTAATAAAGTCACATATACTTCCCTTTCCCAAGGGATCATATTTTCTATCTCTGTTAAAGAGTATTTATGGTGTTGAACTAAGGCAAAATTTACTTTATAGTATGACTCAAG